CAACGTTCTCAGGAATCCATTATTCCCACTGTCGGAATAAGGCTCAGTGACGTAGGCGAGCAGAACCAGATTCCTGATCCATCTGTAGCCGTAGACGACGCGCAGTGGCGTGCGCAGGATGCTCTCATTGGCAAATGAACGTGTCGTCTTGTGTCCGAAACCCTGATCCTCGAGGACAACATCAAACGCCTCATAGCTCTTGTCATAAGGTGACTGAAGCCGGTCCTTGCAATCCTGCGGCACTCTGCGCGGGCAGCTCGTAAACGGCAGGCCCGTCCCCGGATTGAGCTTGCCGATTGTCCCGCCAATGTGCAGGTTATATGGACAATCGTTATTCGGAGGATTGAGCTTAGCCTGCGTATCGAAGTACGGCAGGCCGGTATCAGGATTGACGAGGCCGCCGAAGGTTGCCTGACATCCCGGATAGATGGCACGCCGCGGGACGATGAGGTTCGGTGAGCGCAGGCCGGATGCCGCTTCGATGTTGAACCAGAGCCCCTCAGTTTCCTTCGGCTGCTTGAGGAATCCCCACCAGATCTCATTCGCGAGAGCATAGTCAGGGAAGTACTGCGTCACCCGGCAGCGCGTGCCCTCACCTGAGTTCAGGAACTCGCTGATGAGCACTGCATCGGCATCCCACATCTTGAGCTTGACGACATCATCGGATATCTCGGTAGTGCGCGGGAGCTCGACGAACCAGTCCTTGCGGGTGAAGCGTGCGTCGATGACATCGAAGCCGAATCCCGTTAGCGCCGGGAAGTCATCAACCCACCGGCCATCCGAGTAGTGCCTGGTGCGTGTGCCGCCCTGCCAGTAGATAGTCAGAATCTCGAAGACGCGGACGGCGCGCACATCGGCCGGCAACAGTGTCAGTATCTCCGCGATTTGAGGAACGGTGGTTGGCATTTATGGGAATGGGATACCTGGCGTGATCGTCTGCGGGACGCCTGGCACGCGGGAGAGGCGGCACTTGACGCTGAAGTCCCACCGTTGCTTCTCTGAGCCTGACTGCGAGAAGGTGATCGTATTGACATCCATCCGCACGAGGAAATACGTGGGATTCGTGGGGTCACCAGGCTCAGCCGGATCGACCATATAGAATGCCTCGTTGCCGTTCGTCATACGTCTTGCGAAGAAGCGCTGCAGGTACTTGAGGCGGGACTGCACGTCCTCGAGCGTCGTGCCGTCCTGATAGCGGGGCTGCACGAGTTGCGGCTGCTCGTATGGATCGTGATATGTGCCTGACCAGCCAAGCGTCCAGGTGCGAATCGGCGTGGCATCAAGGACCGCTGCCGCATACCAGCCGCCGCCGAAGTCTGCGGTCACGGTCTCGAATTCGAACTCGCGCTTTATCCCCGCCGTTCCCAGATCTTGCAGCACCTCATACATAACTATGCAGTCCTCAATCCGCTGATTTGCAGGAATTCACGGCTAACGGTGCCGTCACGGCGCGCTGCCTCGTTGTTCGCCTGACCGACGGCCATGGGATTCTGATCTGCGCCTCGTTGCAGGATGTCGCCTGGTGGTGCTGTAGTGATGTTCGAAAGATGGTTATCGATGCTCAGGAGGACGCCGAGCGTTGCGCCGCCGCCCTGGTTAATCGTGACTGTTCCCGGAGCTTGAGTTGGACCGCCGAATTCACCCCCTGCTGCTGCTGACTTGGCACCGCCACCGAGCCCACCAGTTGCACCAATAGCGATACCCGCGACTGCCGCGCCGCCGCCGACGATGCCCCAGGCGATAGCAGCGTGGGCGTATTGCGCAGATGCGGCTGCGTGCAAGGTAGCGCCAACATAATCACCAGCAGCAGCGTCGGCGAGCGCTGCCGCTGCCTCTTCGGCAGCCTTGGCGTGCATCTTGAAGACTTGATGCACCGCCTCAATCACAAGCTGCGAGAGAAGGGCCGCTGTCAGCGTTCTAAATGCCTGCGCACCCAACTGGCCGGTCAGGATGAAGGTCTGGAATGTCGTCTCGAGCGCACCGGTAAGACCCTGAAGTCCCTTGATCGCAATATCGGTAAATGAAGAGAAGATGTCTGCTGAGTTGAGAATGGAGTCTGAGAGTTGCCCGAAGAAGCTGTTGAAGTGCTTATCGATCTCATCGAGCTTGCTCTGGACTTCATCAGGATCAGGTAAGCCCAGAAAGCCAGTATCACCGCCCGGAATCGGCTGCGCCTGGCGTGCAATATCCTTGACGATATCATTCGTCTGCTTATGGATGAATTCAGCGTAATCAAGCCATTGCTGCTTGCGATCGGCAAACGCCTTCTGCTGGTCAAGAACCTGTTGATTGACCTGCTTGCTCAGATCCTCCATCGAGCTGATGAGGCTGTCATCAAGCTTCTTCTTGAAGGCATCGTAGTCCTTCTGTGCCGCATCGAGCGCCTTTTGGAACTCATCGATTTGTGCCCTCAGGGCTGTTACGCGGGGAGCCTTGGGGGGCGCGAAGTCTCCGATATCGCCCTTCAACTTAGCCTGCAGAGATTCCAATTCCGTGCGCGTCTGTTTGACATATCCCTGAACGATTCCGGCCCACTCACGAAAGTCTGTGCCCATAATGCCCGTGGGCAAATTGTGGATAGCCTGAAGGCCGCGCACTAGACCAATGAACTGGACGATCCCTTCAACCTGACGTGCGGCAAAGCTATCGGCGGCAGGAGTCAGAACATCGCGAATGATCCTAACTACTTCCTTGAAAAGCAGGATGAGTGCTGGTCCTTCAACGCGAAGCATTTCAACAAACATCGCGTCAAATGCGGTTTTTACATCGCCAGCTGATTTGAGCAATTCCTGGGAGAGCCCGTGATCAAGCAGCGTGACGGTCTCGCCAACGCGCGCCATCGACTTCTGCAGTTCTTCGAAGTCGTCTTTTGAATCAGTCCCAACCTTCTCAGCGACATCAATGATGCCTTCAATGGATTTCTTGACAGCAAGTCCGGCAACTGCGACGGCACCAAGGCCAACGGCAAGCACGCCGAACTGGCGGACCAGCTGCGTTGTGCCCTCAAGCACATCACCTTGGAAGAGATTTTCAAGCCCGCTGCGAGTCTGCTGTAACTGGGTACCAATTCTTTGAAGCGCCCCTGTCGTGGCCTTCTCGAAATCCTGGGCTCCCTTGGTCGCACCCTCGCTCAGTCCCTGCTTAAAGGCGGTACCAATATCGGTAGCGAGCTTAGTGATGCCAGTGAGTTGCTTCTGAGCATCGGACGCATCAACGCCAATCTTGAATAGCAGCGCCAGGCTGTTACTACCTACGGCCATTCTTCATCCGTTCCATTTCTTCATTGATCCGCTCAGCTTCTTTCGCCTCAAGTAATCGCAAGTGCAAATCAGCAGCAATATCAACCGACAGCGCAAGGGGATCATTAGGCTCAATGCAAAGCAGCTCTGATGGACGCGTCCCGAACCGCTCACCGGTTTTGGCCAGCAGGTACAGGTTCGCTCCGTTCTCCGCCTTCAGGAAAGGTGGAGACGGCCTCCACCGTCAGGTTGCCGTTTGTGTTTTCGATGGGTGTTGCACCCGCACCAGTCATGCAGAAGTTGATCAATGCCGTGCGTTCTTCCATTTCGAGTTCACTGAAATGAATCTCGTCCTTATCGAGATCGGCTTCGACATCACCAGCAACGAGCTTTGGCGAGACACAAGCGGATAAAACGAGATCGCGAACAACGTGCAGGCCCGACATCAACTGATCAACAGACATGTTCTCGGTTGAGCTTCCGGCATCCCGCACTTGCTGCCACGCACTTAGCACTTCGCGCGCAAGCGTCTCCGGTATGCGCCCGGCCATAATCCAGGCATCGATGGCAACGCGGCGGACAATAAACGTCTCGCCTGTTGCCTCAACTGTTAGTTTGCTTAACCGCTCACGTTTGCGGCTGCGATATTCTTTTGCTCTGCTCATAACTCCCCTATGGTGGAACCATTGTTGTGAATTGCCCGATTTGATCCGTGGGCGGCCTCGAGAATACGGGCCGTGCATCGAAGCGAAAGTTGACCTTCGTCATATCCCGCCGGGTGACTGCGAAGCTGAACGGCGTTGTATTGATGGCCTTATAGATCAGGGCGTAGCCGTATTTCGGGCTCAGTGGGTTAGCCTGATGCGGAAACACCATGAGAACGGACGTTGGCCCCTGCTGCGCCTTGACGGCAGTGCCGAAGGTCACAAGATCATTTGACGGCGCAATGATCGCAGGCGGCACGAGTATCCGCACTTTATCGAGATCGGACATCTGAACAAGCGTGCCTTCCATAGACATCTGATTTGCCGCATAAACGCGGTAGGGCTCCTGCGCGTCCCAGGCTTCCTCAGGCGGCGCCTGCCATCCGATCGTCAAGGTGAGCCCGTGATCGGTATAGCCCATAGGCCGCCCATCAGGCGGGAATCCATTAGCATCAAGGACAAGCGGGACGTTGGGCGCAGGCAGCGTGACATTCCACCAGAGACCGATATTCGGCCCGGTGATCACCTGGGTTGCGTTGTAGTCAGTCGGTGAGGACATCAGGCTTCCAGATAAAGCTGCCCGAGCTGGTCGCCTACCTCGCGTGTCCCGATGGCATTGCCGCTGAAGGTGAAGGCAGTCTCAGAAGGATTCTGGCGCGTGATTGCCATGACAAATTCCTGCGTGTTGAGCGCCTTATAGATCATTACGGCAACGATCTTTCCAGGCGTCGCGCGGTTGTGGCCCACAACAAGCACGCTCGGATATGCCGTGGTTGGCCAGGCATCGAGGCCGCCAACGTGGTAGGAACCCGGCGTCTTGAAGTTGTAGTTCGGGAGTAGCGCGCTCAGCGTTGCCGTCTCGGCAATCTGCACGAGCGTTCCCTGAATCGATACCGTTTCCTGTGTCGGGTTGTAGAAGATGGGTGAGCGCACCTCATCGACTTCATAGCCCGTGAGCGTCATTGCTGAATGATAGGTGGTCCCGGTTTTCGTGTAGCCGACAAGAACCCCATCAGACGGGACGCCTGCTACGAGAATTGTTGAAAGCGATGCGCCGTCTGCCGGGGGTGCGCAGTTGAAATACATCTTGCCCGGTCCGACGACGAGTTTTATGGGATCGTATGCGCCTGATGACATTGAATTGCCTCCTTACGTTTCGATGTAATTGAAGACTGCGAGTGACTGCGAAAGGCTCAGGTATTGCCCCTGCGCGTTTTGCCTTGGAAACTGGTTGATGGCGATCTCCTGGATATCCCAGACAAGCCCGCCGAATGCGCCAGTTGTGATGCCTTCGAAGATGTCCATAGGTGATGCAGAGAGCACCATCGCCGTGATGGCCCTCGTGCGTGTCAGGATTTCACGTGCGAGCTTTTCAGGATCAGGCGAGACACTTGCGATCTCGATGGTGATCTCCTGCCGCATCACGACCGCCGCCTCATCAGGCGACTGCGTCATCGGCAACCGCACCGGCAACGCAAGGCACGACGGAAAGATCTGCTGATCGACGCGGCGGGCAATGCCGAAGTACATCCACGGCTGAAGGCCAGAGCCGGCCCACTCGAGCGCCGCGACCTGATCACGCTTGAAGATGGCAAGCAGGTTGGATGCAAGGCGTTCGATCGATACCAGGTTGTAGGCAGGCGTCCAGGGCATTTAATCAATCTTTGTGTCGAAGCCTAATTGCTCGGCGTAGCGTTTGAATCGATCGAGCACAACGGTCTGCATGACGCGCAGGTCGGTATCGTTAAGCCCTTCAGGCGGGCGTGCCGGCATGTGGCTCGTACCCGTCTGGTGATAGGTCGCATAGGGCACAGACGTCCCAAGCGTCAGCTCAAGCGGGCTCTCTTCATAGACGGCACCGGCGCCACTCCGAGATGTCAACGATTCCCTGAGCCTGCCTGTGCGCACGAGGATTGGCGCGCCTGGATAATGCTTAGCCTTCCATCTGGCATAGCCGTCAGAAAGCGGCGGCCACGCACCGAACCCGCCCGATGAAAAGCGCGCTGATTCGCTGATGTAGAACACCGCCGCGACATCAGCCCAGTAAGGACGCCAGTCGTTGACCGCACCCGACATCAGGCCGAATGCGCGTGCAAGCTCATCACCACCTTCAATGCTGACTGTTACTTCGACTGCCATGAGGTCTTTAACTAAACGTGAAGTTGACTGCTGCGCTCACCTGTCCATAGTCATCGCGAACGACGACCGGCACGGCGCCTGCTGCTGCCCCTCGAATATTGGCCTGCATCGATGTTGCCGATATGAACGCAGCGCCATCCATAACCACGCCGCCCGCAGTGACCACGCAGTTCCCCGAGAAGCCAGTGCCGGTGAGCGTCACCTTGAGACCGGACGACGCAATGGCGGCGGTTGACGGCGTAAGCGTGGTGAGCGTCGGCGCGGCGGGCACATATGCAACAGGCACCTTCGCTGCCGGCACTTGCGAGCCGTATGGGAAGGCGATATATCCTCGTGCGGCATCGCTCGAATCGACTACCGAGCCATCCGCCTTGTACCAGTATTCCCGTGCTTGATAGGGCATTGACTACCTCCGCTAGTTACTCCAATGCTGATTAGCGCGCCTGGTGAATGCCGCTTCGACGGCTTCCTCGCCTATCGGCTGACATCTCAGCCGCCATACCTTCGGAACGCCAAGCACCAGGTCCTGATCACGCCGCTCATACCTGACTCCTTCGACCACCACGGCCTGAATGCTATTGGCCGAAAAGACGCCTGCGAGGTTGCCCTGATCGGCTATCTCGATCTGGACTTCAGGAAGCCCCGATGCCTGGTTGACGATGTAGTCCGCAGACCAGCCCTTTTTGACTTCAGCGAGCGTCAGCCATCCGGCACCATCGATGCGTTCGAGGCGCAGGTTGCCCTGGATGCCGCGCGAGTAACGGCGGAAGTCGAGGTTTACCGCGTAGAGTTCAGTGCGCCAGTCAGTCATTTGTGTAGGGATTGAATCGAATCACTCGTTGCTGCCCCGACTTGTTATGGGCCGTTACTCATGACACCTCCGTCGGCTCCCAGTCGCGGGCCATCTGGCGGCAGTGCGTGAAGAGCTGCTGCGAGGCAAGCGACTGACCGGCACTCGAGTTCTGCACCAGCGGTGCGGCCTTCCCGGCCTTGAGCATCCATGCGTTTGATGTCGCCCGATCGAGATCGAAGTAGCCTTTCACGAGGCCCGCTTCAAGCCAGGTCACCGTGTTATCGGTGGTCGTCGTCCCGAAGAATTGATTCCACGCGGGCTCCGTTGAGCCTGATGTCCCTGCAACGGTGCATTGGTAGAGATGGCCGTTAGGAATCGTTGGAACGACCTGATCGCCCTGCCCGTAGGCGGTGTCCGGCTGCCAGGTGGATGCAATCTGCGCATCCTTGACGACACCCTCGAGCTCGCCCTGTGAGAGCTCAGGCGGATCGCAGGCGCAGGCCTGGACAGCGACGATCTCGACTGCTTTCTGGAAGGCTTCTGAATCGGTCATTGATCTATTGGAATCTTGCGAGGCCGGCCACGTGGGCGCTTGACGGGCTCACCTTCCGGCGTCTCTTCACCCGTGTCTTCTTCCTCGTCGTCTTCCACCTGCTCGTCTTCTTCGAGCGTCGGATAGCCCTCAAGCTGCGACTCTTCGATCTCACAGCCTTTCGAGACGAGCAAAAAACGGGCGAGCGGATGCCCTTCAGGAACCCGCTCGCCTTTATCCGTTAAGCACCAGCTCTGATCAGCGACAACTTTCATACACCCTCATTACACAAGTGCTACTTTCGCGAATGCGCCAGGTCGTGTTACCGCAAGCGTGCCGCGCATCTCACAGACGATTGTCGTGATGTTCTTGATGAGATCGTCGTTCTTGAGACCAACGATGAAGGTCACGCCCATGCGCTGGTAGAACGTCGCATAGCTGAAGTCACCGACAAGCGCCGTGCCCGCAGCCATATGCGAATCGGAGACAACCGGTAGGCCGTAGATATTCGGTGTGCCTGCCTCGGTCGGTGCGCCCCAAAGGTAGAACGATGCGGGCGGCGTGCCGATCTTGGACGTTCGAACATTCCACCAATCGGTGGGATTCATGACGATGGCATTCGGGACGCCGTAGCCGGTTGCGCTGACAGCGGCAATACCCTTCGCAATCATGTCGGCGGGCGAAGTCGTCGCTACAAAGGCGACGCTCTGAACGCCGGCGAAATTGAGAAGGCCGCGGATCTGCGGAGTCGTGCCGTTACCGTTGAGAATGGAATCATCGAGCTTATTGAGCAGTGCGCGTCTCAGATCGAAGTCGAGTACTGAGCGAAGCTGCGGCAGATCATCGAGTGCCTGAAGCGTGACTGCAGTCCACTCGGCAAGCGTCTCGATCGGGGCATCAACCGGCGCCCATCGCAATTGAATTTCAGGCTTCAGAGCGGCTTCAGCCGTCCAGTCAGGTCCGCCAGTTGGCGGCATCGTTGCCTGGTAGTAGCGAATGCTACCGGCAGCGACATTGACCACATTGATGAGCGGAAGGACTGTTGCGGGCGGAAAGACATGCGGCAAAAGGCCGAGGTCCGTCATCCGCGTGCCGAACTGCGTTGTGGTGATCGGGTCGCCTGCAGCCTTGACGTTGAGGCCGATGGCGTCATCGATCGTCACGCTGTAGGCCGTACCGCTGTGATGGCCCTGCTCGTGAACGGCCTTGTAGATGGCCGATTCGATGAGGCTCGATGACCAGGACTTATTGCCCGCAATAAGCGCCTTCTCCTGACGCTCGGCATCGAGGTTCTGGCCATTCGACGAGGCTATACCTGGCCGTATTACGGGCTGGCGAGACTTGGCCTTTTCGGCTTCATCGGCGGCCTTACGGGCATCATTGGCATCATCGACGCCCTTGAGCTTGACGTATTCGGTTTCAACGCCGTCGATCTCTTCATTGAGCTTGACGGCCTTTTCGAGATCTTCGGCGGATGGGGTATCGAGCAGAGCAAGCTGATTCAGTTGATCGCGCAGAGTCTTCAGCTTTTCGCCCGTGGAGGTTGCAAGCGGCATAGAGTTGCTCCTTTCAAGCCCTTTTGCGGGCGAGTTGACGAAGGTAAAGGCGACGCACCGAAGCGCGCCTCGATTCAAGTTCAGGGTCTGAGCTCTTGACGGCGCTCACGCGCGCCTGAGGATTTGCGGGAACGGTGACGACCGAGACTTCCATCAGGTCGAGTTCAATCAGGTGACGGGCGCCGTTGCGCCTTTCCGATTGCTTGACTCTGTAGCCGATTGACATGCCTGCTGATCGGCCTCGAGCAATCTTCTCGGAAAGGCGCTGACGCACCTGTTGGGCATCGGGGGTTGAATAAAATTCTGCCGTGATATGCAGGCCGCGGTCGTCCTCTTTGGCATCCGTGATCGTCCCAAGCTCTTCCTTCCAGTTGTGCCCGTTGCACAGAAAGCCGGTCGTTTTGAAGTCGGGAATGGTGCGCGCAAAGGCGCCTGGAACGATGACCTCATTGTCACGATCGACGTTGCCGAAGACGGCGGCATAGCCCTCGAGCGTGCCGGGCCCGGCCTCTGAGGTGATCTTGAATTCGGCCTGGCATTCCTTGAATTCGATCTGGTCTGGATTTTCGTTGGGCATAAAAAGCGAAAGCGCCGCAATCCCTGGGAAAGGATTGCGGCGCCAATCTCCGATTGAGACCGCTAAGAGGTCTCCGGCCACGTTTTAAGACACGGTTCTTACGCTTTAACTACCACAATATCTTGTGGCTTGTCCAGCTTGCGGGCGTCCTTCTCGTAGTACGTCATGCGCGAACAGTCGCCGCACCTGACCCGCAGATGGGAGCCGCCACGGACTTCAGCGAGCTCACGCCCGCACCAGAAGCATCTCACTGTTTCAGGCTGCTGCGCCTTGTGATATTCCATCTTCGAAAACAATCTGGCATCTGCATCTCGAGCCGCACTGACTTGCGCCTATCGGCGGCACCTGCTCGATCGGATAGACGCCGGCGAGCTTGGGACAATCCGTGCAATGCTCAGCGCCGGGATCAAGCACGCGCCTCACATATTGACGACCCGAATCACTCTCACGCAAAACTGTGTGATTCGAATAAGAGGCATATAGCGATTCCTGGTACATACCTGCGCGATTGACCGCCTGAGCGGGCGTGACCTGCCCGCTGATAAGCTCGGTTGCAAACCGCATCAGATAGCCAAGCTGCTTGCCAACGAAGCGTCCAACTCGAGCCCACCTTGATTCAGTCATCGCAGCAAGCCCGCCATAGGCCGCTGCCGCCATGGCCCTTTCGCCTACCCTGATCTCGGAAGCCATCGCGACCTGGAACGCCTGATTGGTCATCGTCCGGGCATTCAGCAGTTCAGCCAGGCGCTCAGTACGGCGGCTTGCACCATCGACCGTCTCATTGATCCAGCGGCGCAGGGTGTCCTGCCGCACGGCACGCCCTGTGCTCTTGTCGATGAAACGCCGCCGTGATTTTGACCAGGCGAACTTAGCCATCAGGTAAGTGTCACTTTGTTGAGTGCAAGCGGCTGGACAACATAGAACGCAAGCCGGCTTTCCCCAACGATCGTCACGAGGTTCTTCGTGATGTCGTCATTGACGTGACCGATGATGATAGTCGCCTCCTGGCGGCGATAGATGACGCAGCCGTTAACCAGATCACCGACAATGCCGGTATTGGCAGGCACGGCATTCGAGTAATAGACCGGGACACCGTAAAGCACCTCAACACCGCGGAACGGATCGTAGCCGTAAGCGTAGCTTGGCGCAGCCGCTGTGATGGCGGAAGCCGCATTGGCAGGATTGAGCAGGATGGCATTTGGCGTATAGCCGGCACCTCGCACAGCTGCAAGCCCCGCCTGGATACTTGCCGCACTTGCAATGCCCGCAGCCGGCGAGAGCATGCCGAATAGGTTCGGTGATGTGCCATTGCCGGCGATGACCTGCGCCTCTTCGCCCTTTATGACAGCAACTCGCAGGCGATTAGTGATGTCGTAGCCTGCCTGACGCGAATCATCGAGTGCCTGTGTTGTCACCTTGATCCAGGCGGCGATAGTCTGAACCGGGACGAAGATGACGCTCGCGTAATCCAGGGCAAGCGCGGTTTTAACATCAGCAGTCAGCACGGGCACGGCCAGCCCAAAGCTCGTTTCGCGTGTGATGTTAATGGTCGTCGCGTTTGTCTGCACTTCAGTGATCAGATCGAGAAAGGTCTGAAGCTGGCCGCGCGTCGAGATGTAGCCACCCTCGTTGCTGACCATCGTCACCGGATCGCCCGCCGCCTTCCAGTTGAACGGCACGTTGAGATTCACTGAGTACCTGTCGCCAAGCCGGTGATGATCACGGGCCACGTACTCTTTGCTCGCAACGAACTGCTCGCCGAGCGTGCGGGGCGGCCAAGCTGGTTCTAGTTCAAGAGGATTGCGGTATGCTGCTGTCATGACGTTCTCCTTTTCGGCTTGCTTTCCTTAGCGGCTTTCTCGCGCAATGCATCTGCCAGATGGATGAGGTCATCGCGTGATTGGGGGCTGATGAAATCGAGGAATGCGCGCCGCTCTGCTGGTTTCGCTCGGCCAAAGGCATCCAGAAAGTCTGTGAACAGGGCGATGACTTGTGAGGCGTTATCAGCCATAAATTCCTTCAGGCAACCTGCTCGGCATCGAGTAACCCCCTGGCTTCAGGCGGTGCCGTCTCGTCCCACCAGGCGGATATCTCATCGAGATTGAGCGGTGAGCCGTTGAGCTCCTTCTTCGCCGCATCCTGCGTGGCCATCGCCGCGGCACCAGGCGCTGCCCCAAACAGTCCAGGGGTCTGCCCTGCCGGCAATGGCTCGACAAAGTAGACGTCGTCTGCGGGATCAGTCTCGAGCCCAAGGGCTGAGCGTGCCTCACTACGCTTCTTGATGCCCGACTTGTAGGCGAGCGACTCGCGCGTGAATAGCTCATTGCGATCGGGCTGAAGCGCCTGCACGCCCGATCTGTCGAAGATCACCCGATACGTATCGCTTTCGACACCCTGCCACGTTCCCTTATCGGTGATGATCGTCTCGTAAAGCAGCTGATCGGTGAGCACAGCCGTCACGTAATCCTGCGTCGGGATGACAAAGTTAGTCCACGCCTGCTCCTGTGCGGCCTTGAGGTTCGAGTAGATCGAGCGCTCGAGGCCGACTTCGAAGCCAAGCACGATTGCAGGCACGCCAAGCACGGCGCACGTTCTCGATTCAGGCCGGCGCGATACCTTCTCGACAGCCATTTGATCAGGCGAGAAGCCAAAGGCCGTGATATCCATCGGCTTATTGAAGACAAGGGGCTTCCCGCGAAGTGCGCCGCTTGTGCGCTTCTGGATATCGCTATCCATATCCGCCGCGCTCATCTTGTAGATGCCATCGGATACCGGCTTTGGGGCAACGAGAAACGCCGGTATGCCGAAGTTCTTCATAATCTGCGTCGTGTAGCTCGAGATCTCGGCATCAGCGGCAATCTCATACATCAGCGACGTCACCGGTGCGAGGCCAAGTAGCGGCCGGTTCGGATCAACGCCGTAGCGCAGATGAATGATGTCTTCGTATGGAATCTCTGATGGCAGGCCCTGACCGGAATAGCGGTAATAGATAGTGCGGTCCTGGGTATCAGGCAGTATCGTCCATTCGGGTATAACGGCGCGTGAATCAAGCAGCCATAGCTCGACAACGGCGCCCTGATCATTGCGAGCCTTGTAGAAAAAGACGTTGCCGTAGACAAGCCACCAGTAAGCAAACGCCTTCCAATAGGTGATGCCTGAATAGAAGGGATTGGGATCAGCAATCAGATCAACGAGCGGATGGTCCGGTATCGTCTCCCATACCTTGACGTCCTTCTGCTGCTGCACCTGTATGGGAGCACTTGGAATCGTGGTGCCGGCCCAGTTGACGCAGGCCATGACAAGCGAGCTGCGTGTCAGATCAGGAGAGCCGCTAAGTGGAACGTAGGGGCATTGATCAGGCCAGTCAGGCCAGAAGCCCGAAGCGTATGGATGGCCTGAGCTTGCGCTTGAGCCGCCGATGAAGCCGTTCCAGGCTTGCACTGCTGCCTCTTTGACTCTGGTAACGAGATTCATATCAACCTCAACGGCTCAACTAGCGCCATCCGTAGTGCAAGCGCCCGCGCAATCACCGTGTCATCGTGCGAGCCCGATGGCGCTGAATACTGCGGCCTGCCGGTATGCGTCGATAGCGTCGCTTCGTAGCCTTCGAGCTCACCGCGGGCAACGGGATCAGGCAGCCACTGCGCCTCAGCCTTTTCGAATGCGAGTGCCAGCGATTGAATCATCTGCGGCTTCGTCGCCGCGGTGGTCATGAAGCCCTGCACGTCGAGCCCGGCAGTAACCAGCGCCTCGAGATTCGGCGAGCCGATGGAATTCATCTCGACAAGTAACTCCGCCTTCCACAGGTCGGCGGTTACCTTGATGCGGTCGCGCTGCTGCTGCCACGGCAGGCGGAAGAAGCGATCAAGGGCGACCTCGATGCGGCAATCAGCGCACAGGATGGAAAGTGCCGTTGCATCCTGAATCTGGCCCCAGTCGAGGCCGCCGACGATCCTATGCCCCTCGTGATCACACGGTTTTGCGTCAGACAAAGCTGTGAGACAGGCATCGATATTCCGAAACACCGTCCCTTCGTGCTCAATGAACTCAGCCAGCCATTCCTGGCGATAGGTCTGGTCTGATACCAGGTCCTTGGCGAGCATTGCCGCCCGTTGAATACGCTCATTGGGATTGGCGCTCGACGGTGCGCGCCAGCTCTTATGCGTCTCGCTTGCGGGATCGAGGCCGCGCAGGTATTCGCGATGGAACCAGTTCTGACCCTTCGGCGTGCTGATGAGGATCGCCTTGCCTGAGAAATCGGCAAGCGTCGGTTGAATGGCATCGGTCCATGCGGCTTCTGCAATCATTGCGGCCTCATCGAGGATGGCAAGATGAAAGGCCTCGCCGCGGATCGAATCGGGGTTATCCATGGAGTAGATCGTGATACCACCGCCGCGTGGAAATTCAATAATTCGATCAGCACGATTGATCGTAAGGCCATACTTTCTGAATGGTGCCAGCGCTCTTTCCACCTGGCGCCAGAGTGGCCTGCCGTTGCCGTAATTGGGAACAATCCATGCAACCCGAAGGTCATCTCGAGCTGCCGTTACTGCCAGCACCGCGCCGAGGACGGTTTTGCCCCAGCGCCGCCCAGCTGCGAGGACCTGAATCTGTGCCGGATGGCGCGCTATCTCCCACTGGTCCGGGCGCAAAGCCGGCAATTGAATCTCTGGTGGCGACCATAAGTGGGTTTTCCGAATCGCCTGAGAGCGTGAGATGGTCGGAAAAACCGGACCTTGTTTTTTCGTACCAGATGATTGCTCTAACATCCTTTTCTCTGCAAAGCTCATATAGCCAGTTCGAAACCTCTGCTATCGTCCGGGCTTTACCTTTTCTCAGCGCTTCCTGGAATGCTTCATCGTCGGCTTTGCGGCGATAGAAGGTCCGCATGCCAATGCCGAGTGATTCGTATATCTGCTTCTCACTCAGGCCGAGACCGGCAAGGCGCTGGACTTCAGCGAGATCAATTGCGACCGGCTTCCGGTAAGGCATTTCACTTCTTCGATAACAGATCACGCAGCATGTCTGTGTAGACTTCCAACTTAGTCGCGTGCGTCTCGATCCTCGTCAGAATCACTTCAGTCACATTGCGTGTCGTCATCAGATCCTCGCCGATTAGCCTCACCTCAACGGTCTCCTGGCGGAATCGGTTTGTCAGGGTCTCTATGAGGTCCGCCCTTGAGTCGATCATTCTTCGTCTCGTCCCTGTGTGCCCAACTGATGAGCGCCCTGACAAGGACCATGACGACGACGAGGCCCGCTGCGAAGATGACCAGAACTTTGAGCCAGTCGAGCCATGGATGCGCACCGTTCATCGCTTCTTCGGCTCAGGCGTTCCTGGCAATCCCTGATCAGGACGCTCGCCGCCTGGTAGCGGCTGGCCACTTGGATGACCACCGCCCGGCACGGGCTGGCCGCTAACGTGACCTTGGCCGGGCAAGCCCTGGTCGGGATGCGCACCACCTGACGGTAAGCCTTGATCTGGATGGGCACCGCTCGGCAGATCGTGTCCTGGCGTCGGCGGATGCGCTGCCTGCTGTGCCTTCTGCGTAGTCTCGGCAACGCTCTTGGCAACCTCTTCGGCCTGCTTGGCCAGGTCATCGAGTTCGTTCTTTGCTGCGCTGCCTTTGGCGGCGAGACGCTTGAGGCCGTCGGCAACAGCCTTCTGGCGCTGGCTGATGGTCTCGAGGTCAGCAGCAATTGCGGCATTGCCGGCCTGGATGGTGTTTAGTGATTTCTGCAGGCTTTCCATATTTTCAGCCATGACTTGTTACTCCTTGTTATTCGTCAGAATGGATATGAGAGGCCGCCGCCGCTGTTATACAGCGCCGTGCGCTCAACTGGAGTCAGCACGCGCGACCAGATACCGACTTCATCGACGCGCCCATCCGTGAACGCGTTGAATGAGCCGTCTGAGTAGAGAAGCGAGAGCGGCGTTGAGCTTCCATGGAATACCGGACCGGTAAACGGCGTTGATGCGGGCGCGCCGTCATTGACCTGCACATGGATTGCCGTGCCGTCAAACCAGGCAACGGCGAAGTACCAGGTATCCGGCGTCGCGGTCATTGGCACCGATACGTCCGTCTCCGCCGTCCCATTCGAGCTGACACCGAATTGAAAGCCGGGAGTGCTCGCCGAGCTGTAGCCGTTGTAGGTCAAAAAGAATTGCCGCGTCCCTGGGGCTGACCATTTCGCGAGGATGCAGGCGATTGAATTCGTAGCAACGTGCGGATAGATCCAGCCGGCAATGGTGAATGCACCTGAGAAGCCGAATGATACTGAATCCGATCCCTGAAGCCACGTCCCACCAGCGGCTTTGGCGGCGAGATTGCCGTTAGGTATTCCGGTATCCGATAGGTCGGCACCATTGACGCTCAGATCATTGAGCAGCATCACGTCATGGCGCTGGCCCGATACCTCGTCCATCTTCCAGTAGGAGACAAGCCCCGTTGCGAGTCCTGGCGTGCCACTGCTATTAGGCACGTGCAGCATCTGGAAGCCCGTCCCGCCCGTGTCATTGGCATCGGCGCTGACCAGTTTCCCGGCAATATGCATATCTGCAACAACGGCGTGCGAGTTGGCATTCAGCGTCTCGGTTGTTACGGTTCCGGGCATGGTTGTGATCTTCGACCCGAGATCGAAGAGCGTGGAGTTACCAAGGCCGGTCGTAGAGGTAGCTATTACATTTCCCGCATCACTCCTGACGGCAATAGCGCGGAAGCAGCCGATGGCGAGATTCGAAGGATCATAGATATCGTGGGCTGCGATCCGTGAGAACCACGAGCTGCCGGTGTCGATCTCGAACGCCACAAAGAAATCACAGATGCTATTGAGCGCAGCGCCTGAGAAGCTGAGGCCGGTGGGACAATTGACGATCAGGACGTGCCCCTCATTCGCGTGATTGCCGCCGATGCACTGAAGGCCGACGAGGCAGCGATCAACCGAAAGCATCTGCGCGACCATCAGCTCGGAGAAAAACACGCCCGTGCCGTAGCCTGCAATGAAGCTGTTCTCGACGTAGTTCTGCCCTTCGCTCGTGTTAGTGCGTGGAAGGCGCAGGCCAAAAGTGCCTGCTGATGGCGGGCTCGTCATCAGGTAGAGCCCCTGATTTGAATCAATGAGCGTCTGCTTGACGATCACGTTGCAGACCATGCCGAGATCGACGGCACTGATCTGCGGATTCGGATACGTTCGCCAAACGATGCCTTCGGTGTAGAACGAGATGTTACTGACGGTATAGAGCGCCGTCCCGCCGCCGTCCCAAAGCGCCGCTGCAATCATCGAGAAGTTGCCGCCATCGGTACGATCAGTCTGAAAGATGACGCCGTAATCGTTGGGAGTCGTGAAGACGCTGACGATCGGCTGCGCGTAGGCCACGATGGCGAGGCAGATGAATGCCTGCGCATCAGGCGGGACGAAGGGAATATTGAGAATCGACTGGTTGATACCAGGTGCGCGGTTGAGCCGGTAGAAGCCAGGCGCGCAGATGATCCTGCCACCGCCATTAGCGACAACGGTATTCATTGCCGTTTGAATCGCGTCAGTATCGTCGTGCTGAACATTCACGCTCGAGACGGGAGCGCTTGCGCCCGCATGCAGAGTAATTATCTTGAGCGTGGCATCGATGGCATCGACTTTGGTGACGAGGGGCACGCCCGATGCACCCGCATTCGTGATGAAGATGCCCTGGCCGACGACGAAGTCCGAGGCGGCGGTGAGCGTGAGCGTGCTGAGCGAGCCGGCTGCGATCGTCCCGGTGAACTTGAGCTTCGATCCTGATGCATTGAAATCAGAGGCGAGATAAGTGCCGGGCATCGTCGCTGCGCCGCCTGAAGCGTGAGCAAGCACGTATTGACGAGTTGCGGCATGCATCGCCGCTGCTGGATCAGCCGCAAGCGTAAGCGGCCCCGTCATCGTGTCGCCCGCTTTGTTTATAGGCGTGTAACCGAGAGGGTGAGCGGGCACGTAACCCAGTGCGGCAAGCACATCATCCTCGAGCAGAACGACCTCACCAGTGCGCGTGTTGAAGCTCGTTACAGGCACTACCGCGCCTCCAGAGAAGAGAAGGAAAGTGTCTTTCGATAGGTAGCCATCCTGAGTGCTCGAGGCCCTGGGAATTGCGAGTACCTGACCATCCCAGACAAGCGGTTGTATAGCGTTTGCCATTGCATCAAGTGAATGGGTGCGTCTTGCCTGCGCCGCCGTTATAGAGGGCGGTGATCTCATCGGCATTGAGTGCGCGTGACCAAAGCCCGATCTCATCGACAGCGCAATTCGAAAGCAGCGTGCCTGGGTAGCCGCTATTCAACTGCAACGAAGAATTGAACACCGTTCCTGAGAAGGCGGCTACTACGGGGGTCGAGTTATTTATCGAGAGCCGCAGTTCGTTTGCCGTAGCGTCATACACACCACAGACGAAGTAGTGAGTACCAATGACTGGCGCCATCGAGCTCGCCGCCGGCACCCTGGTCGCATTCGTGCCGTCCGTGTAGACGACAAATTCCCACTGACTGATGTATTCGTTGAACCAGAGATCCCACGCGAGATGCGGCTCGGTGCTCCCGCCCTTGGCAAGTACCGTGTGAATCTGGGTGCCATCGTTGAAGTGAACCGCGATCCACCCGGCAACCGAGAATGAGTCCGTGAAATGCTGCGTCGGATTATCGGCACAGGCGAGCGTGGCACCAGTGCCGGTGTTGATTGCTCCGGCAAACCCGATCTCATTGCCTAAGCCTATTCCGCTAGTAGCCAGGGCACCCGTTCCTGTGCCCAACGTCGTGAGGGTGAAGTCGTTATTGCCAAGCTCGTCCGGTGTAACGCCAGCCGTGAGCACGTCCATTTTCCAGTAAGAGACGATCTGATCGAGCAGGTTGACATCGCTGCCCGGCGCGAGAGTCGTAAACGTGAAGTCAACCGATGTGCCGAGATTCGTAGAGGCGTCATGCGACTTGACGCGGAAGTGGTATAGCGTCGATCCGGTCAGACCCGTGATCGGCACGGTGTGGCTCGTAACCATCGCGCCATCAAGCGGCGTCGAAGTGCCATAGCCCGTCGTCGGCCCGTACTCGACCTGAGAATCGCTTACCTCATCCGTCGTCCAGGTGATCGTCACGCCGGTTTCAGTAACGAGGGTTGCCATAACGGCGCTGATCCCTGGCGGCGTGGTATCGGGCGCGGTTGGCGTGGTGAATGTGAAGTCGCTCGAGGTGGTGAGATTCGATGCGGTATCACGCGACTTAACGCGAAAGTGATAAAGCGTGTTCGAGGTGAGGCCGCTAAGCGGGACGCTGTGAGTTGTGACAGCCGTTGGTGCAAGCGTCGTTGAACTACCGTAGCTCGTCGTCGTTCCGTATTCGACCTGGGAATCAGCAGGCTCGTTTGTTACCCAGGCAATGCTGGCTGCGGTAGGTGCAAGGCTTGCCACGTTGACGCCGCTGATGACTGGCGGCGTGGTATCGGGCGCGCCGCTCGTGATGGCGATGACCTGACCCTGCGCGTTGACGGTGATGCTCGAGGGATTCGGATACGTGCCTGCGACGCCCGGTATCGTGGCCAGCGCAATCGTTCCGGTGTCAGTAATCGTTCCGCCTGTTAAGCCGGTGCCGGCAGTGATCGAAGTGATGCCCACATCTGCTCCTGCTGCCGCGAGGAACGCGACGTAATCCGCGGCTGCCAGATACCCATCCTGCGTCTCCGATGCTTTGGGAATCGAAAGCACATCACCCACGTAGACAAGCGGTGGCTGAACAAGCGTGCTCGAGGGCAGCGAGAAGTCGGGCACGAGCTCACCCGCGGGGCCAGGAGGGACTTTGAATGCACGGCCCTCGGGGCAGTTCCACAAAGCCGTGGCGCGAGCGGAGATGAAAGCGGTTGAAAGCTCGGGGAGTGTGAAGTGAAAGCTACCGGCTGAGTCGGTGACTGTAGTTTTGGGGCTAAGCAGAATTGGGTTGCCGCTCGCGTCAAGGACTCGCTTCAGGACAACGAGTATGTCAGGCGCAGGATCGCCGGCCTGATCGTAGATGAATGCGAAGGCGTCGCACTGAGCGAGAGCTGACATGGGCGTAAGCAGGGAAGGCAAGTTAGGCGGGCTGACGCGGGCAGGTTATACCAGATGTTGTGGTTCTGGCAAGTTTTAACGGGAAGCCGGCGAAACCACCCCGTCCGGCCAGCTCCCCGTCCACTTTGCGCCGGCGGTTGTCAGCCCGCTTGAGGCGCTGGTGGATTCGATTTCTCACGCTCAGCGAGAGCCGCGCGCAATTCCTCGATTGGCACTTTACGTAAAAGGCTGCGTAGTGCGCGTTGATGAAGTGGAAGCTGCATTTCGAAAACCAGTGCGACCAGTCTAGGATCGAGTTCCTCGCAAGTCTCAAACCATCGCGTCGCTAATTCGTATGGTGACGGCATCAGTTGTTGAACGGTGCATCGAAGTAACGTGCGTATACCTCGGGCGGCATGAGCTTCTGCATCATATCGAGGTCACTGCGCAGAGCATCATTCTGCGTCTCATAGCACCTCAGCGTCTTGACGAATTCATCGATGAGTTCCTTATCGCGCATCATCCGCAACTCGAGCGCCTTCACCTTATCGACAAGCGGCGTGTATAGCAGCGTCGTGAGTACCATGCCTGCACAGATGCCGATGATGATGCCAATCCAGATCATACCCACCTCCAGGAGATATAGATCAGCAAGCCGAACACGAGGAAGAAGATTTCCCAGAAGTCGATAACATCGAGCCAGTGATGAACGTGGTATGGACGGTAGATGCGTTTCATTTCGGTGATGCGATGCTTGCACGCAGCTGGTCAGCGATATCGTGCATCTCCGCCTTATCGAACTCAGCCGCGATGCGCTGTATCTCGGCCACATCGACCGGCTTATCTGGCGGCTTTTTCATGGCCTTGCCAGAGTTGCCAAGGAAATCGGCAATCTCGTCATCGGCTTCGGCTGAGCGCCAGATGGTTTTGCCGTAAGCCTTCGGTTGCTTGATGCCTTTCAACGAGGCGGCGTACTGCTCGCATTCCTTGAGGGAAAAGCGGGATTTTGACTCTCTCTCGCTCGTCTTTCGTGTGCCTTTGGTGCCTTCAGGTGGATTCGTGCCGCCCTCTTCCGCAGGGAGAGGGGTAGGGGAGAGAGTTCCACTCTCCAAAGGTCCATAGTCCATAGTCAATACATGAGAGTCCACCCGGCAAGCCGTGGAATTTCCTGTAATTTCACGGCAGGGCGGTAATCCGAAGTTTGTTTCTTTAGGGTGCGGTCTTTGGTGCTTCAGGAAGTTGATGATTTGAATACACTTCTTGCCCTCAGCTTCGTATCGGGCGATGAGGTGCGCCTGCGCAAGATTGTCCAAAAGGCTAGGAATTGGCCAGGAGTCATACGGGAAGAGTTGAGCGGCAATCCGCATTGGACGATCCTGCAAGCGTCCTTCACAATCCGCCAGGGTCCAAAGCCCGATGAAGAGTAAGCGAGCCTCAACGGGTAATTTGCCAACATCTTCGTTCGCGAAAAAATCGGGTTTGACCGTCCGAATTCTCGGCATTAGACATTGCTTTATTTATTAAGTGCCTATAATCGCGCAGTTTTGCGTCACGCTAATCTGCGTCATCGGGTAATTCGATTTCCCACCACACAACCTTCTGCTTGGTGCGTGCCTGCTCTTCAGGGTGCGTGGAATAATATTCGAGGTAGGCGGCTTTGGCCTGGCTGATACAGTCCTCTTCAGTCGGACCTTCAAACTGGGCCATATCCATCGCCGATACCTTAAGCAGATAGCCGCTTTCCGTTTTCATGAGCAGGCCGTACATCTGTTTGTCCTTCGGTTCCTTTAGTGCTGACATTTTCAATCTATATCACCTATAAATCCTGAGACCTCGTTCAGGAATTCGTGACGTTCAGATGTCGATGCTTTATCCCAGGCACGCCTGAGTAGATCAAGCGGTGTCGGCGGATGAACGATTCCCGCTTCGATCGCCGCCTGGCGCACGCTCTTGAATTCACCAGCCTGCATTCGGGTAAATATCTCAGGACGATCGCGTTTAATACGCCTCGTGAGATAGCCCACGCCATTTCCCGTACCAGCAGAGTTTACATCGTAAACTCTGCTGTGCCCTCCGCCGCGTTCTCCCCATGCGGCAAGATCCTCTTCTGGTTTAATGGCGGCAACGATCTGGCGGACCGATAACTGCTTCTTCTGAACGGCATCCAGAACAGACGACCATCCATGGGCGTGCAGCCAAGCCGCCCAGGTGTCATAGGGATGCTCTGGATCTGGCAATCGCTTGTATACTTCGGCCACCTTCGCCTCATTCAGAATTTCTATAAAAGACTCAACCGAGTAATTAACCGATTGGTAACGATGAACAAGAACCTCTTCAGTCATCGCCGCATATTCCCAGGAGTCAGACGCGAAGGAATCACGTGGAGTGCCCAGAGGGTATTGTCTAGCCATGGCTACGCCTTTCCCTGAGCCATACCGTTGCTGCTTCCAGTAGCCGATTCAAATCCTGCTCGTCTTGAATCTGGCTAAGCTCGATGTCCTGCTTTATTCCGCAGCTTGATCTTAGCTGGTGCCAAGTCTTTTTCAGCGCAGCCCGATAAACATCATCGGGCACTTGTTTGTACGGAGCATCAAACTGAGTAATCTTCAATATAAGATCGTTGATGGCCAGCCGCTTGGCTTTTTTCGACCGCCGGATATCTCGATCACCAGTCGCGTCCTCGGCTCTTTCATAATCGGTGGTCTCGCCAGCCCTGAGGATTTTTGCGATCTCGGCGAATGTGTAACGGCCTTGCCATTCCGGGTGCTTCTCGAAGAGCCTGGCAATCTTTTCATGCTCTTCGAGTTCCAGAATTGAGGTCATTTCATTATCGGTAGACCATCCGAATTCGGCCTGTTCAATAAAGAAAGACTCTTTTTCATGGGCTCGCTTATCAACCTCGTATTCATCAATCTTCTTACTTTCCTCGATCTCGTTGGTTTGATAGCCACCGCCGTTTGATGTAATAATCGTGGCAAAGTTGTTTACCGAGAAAACGTCACCCACAAGAATCGTTTCTCCTACCCACGCATCCTCACCTTTTGTAGCCACACGGAGTAATCGTTGAATACTCGCCGCCTCTGTGCGCACAGTCGATAAATCCAATAAGACTTTTAAAGTGGGGACATCGAGGCCGACTCCCCCCATCTGCTTGACGATCAGGACACTAAAATCGCCGTCGCGGAAGGCTTGCATGTTCTCCCGAGCCTTCTTATCTGTGCCTGTCACAATCCTCGTCTGCTGTTCAAGGTCAGGAGCCTGACGGCAAAGTTCTTTGAAAACGTTGTTGCAATGATCGTTATCTGATTGATCCTCACCTCGGTCATTGCCGCAAAAAATAATCGCCTGTATCCGATTGTTTTTCCGGCGGTACGGTTTCAATTTGGCAAGCATCATGCGCACCCCTTCTTTGATAACTTTGGGGTCGCGTACTATTTTCCAGAGATGCCGCCTGACCTGGTTCTCAGTCATCGTTCGTAAGTCGATTTCAGTGACCTTTTCGCCTTCTATCGTAATGCCACTGAGATCCACGAAATCCACGCCGAGCTTCGCCAGCTTTCCTTCACGCCAGGCACGCTTTAAGCCTATGTCTAGTTGCGGCCGGTGGCTGAAAACCCCTTCTTTATCTTCAAACGTTTTGACCAGGCTCTTATTGGGCGCACTGCCTTCACTAACCTTATGCTTAAAAACGGTTACGGATTTGACACGCTCCGTTATGCTGCCAAAGATGCGCTCATTATCGGAGCGGCACCATGATCCGCTCATCGTAACCACGAACGCTCCGGCATTACGGAACGCTTCAAGTGTCTTCCCGCTTGCATTTGCCTGTGCACAGAATTGGGCCTCGTCCGCCATAATGACTACGATCTTGCCGGCCTGGCGTACCTGTTTGATCAGCTTAATCATATTCGCACGATGGCCAACCTTCTCAAGATCGTTTTCTTCTCCCCTGCGGTCACCGACAAACAGCTGAATTGTTGTCGCTACCACCAGCGCCCGAGGGTCGGGCTCGAATTCTTCCGGGAGTTTCTCTATCTGATCAGCATAAAATGGTTTGGTCCGAAAGAGCTGCTCGAATTTCCGCAGATCCTTTTCTTCAGTTGCCTGATCGCGTAGCCAGGTCTGGGGAACAATATGGAAAACATACGAAGCGATTCCGGCCGCCCTGAAATACATGGCCGCAGCCCGAATCATGTTGGTCTTCCCGCACCGTGGAGGTACGCCCCAACTGTACTCCGACTCCCCATTCTTTAAAGCCGCGATCGCGTCATTAACCCCTGCATATTGCCAGGGGTAGGCTTTGGCCTTGAAATGGGGCAATACGTCATCTATTGTGATGTTGGCGTCCATGGATCGGCGCCTCCTTTACGCCGGTTGCATTCCGGGTGGGTGGGCTGAAGATTCGCGAGATCGGTACAGCCCACTATCCGGTAAGGTCTTCGATGATCAATCTGAAAGTTTCCACCCAGTAATTCTCCGCAGATGGCGCAGCGGCCATCGAACTTCAAGAACAGTTCCCATCGTTTGCGTCCATTACGCAGCGTCCTTGCCATCGTGTTCCTCTCGGTGACAAAACCGACACAACACAAGTAAATCTTCGTTTCTTTCGTGACCGAGACGCTTATAGGTAAGATGGTGGACCTGAAGCGCCTCCCCGCACCCGCACCGCTCGCATGAGAAATTGGCCGCAACGAGCCTTCCAGCTCTGCGGCGATACCACTCACGCGAATTGATGTAAGCCACGTATTCATCGGAGAACCGCTTCATGGCTCGGTGTAATTGCGCCCATAGCTGCGCCTGGTGAAGTAATCGTCCTGCGTTTTACCTACATCAATGCCATCAGCTTCACCGCTAATTTCCATCTCAAGCGCCTCTTTCAATACCCGCGGCAGCTCGGTTGTCTCGACGCCAAGCCGCTTGCAGATGCGCACGAAGTCCTTCGCCTTGACCATCGCCCTGGCGTTCTGCTCCGGCGACGCCTCAGCAATCAGCTTCCTGAGATGTGAATCTGGCCTGATCATCAGAATGGCAAAACAATCTCAACGTCCCTTGGCGGTGCATTGAAGCGTGCGCTATAGATGGCATCGGCAACCTTGAGCGCCGCCAGATGATTGCGCTGTTCCGCCTCGAGCATCTCGACGCGAAACTCCATCCGAAGGCGCTCAAGCCGTGCCGTCAGCTTCAGCTTGTCCTGCTCGAGGTTGCCGAGCTCCGTTGCCAGTTCGCAGTATTCCTCGCACTCAGCAAGCGCCTTGGCGATGGCGCCTTCACGCTGTTTATCGTTCGTCAAAAGCAGCTTGCCATTGCCGTCCTGGAGCGTCGTCACTTCAAGAGTTTTCTCGAGCTCGAGGGCGCGTACCCTGGATCGCTTCCCTTTGATCCGTTCGTCGAATGACGCGAGCTCGAGAAAAGTGTTTTCGATTTCTTCGGGGAGGTTCATTTAGAAGGGCACCTCTTTCTTCTCGCCAGCCGCCTTCGCATTCTCGTATTCCGCTTCCTCGAGCTGATTGAGCCAGGCGGCATAGATGCCGATCATCTCGTCAGCCTGCTCCTGCGTCAGATCAGCACTGCGCTCAGCACCCGTCACGTCATTCATCTTTGCCGCAAGCACGTCATTGGTCAGCCCGAACTTGACCTTGAGGTTGCCGATGAAGTCGTTCATTCGCTTGCGCTGATCACGCGTGATGAGATTGTCGTCAGGAGTGCCGGCTTCGATCTGGGCAGGCTCGTGGCGTACTTGCGGTATCGTCTCAATCTCCGTCTCATCGAGGAATCCCAGGCCGCAGATCGATAGCGTCACCCGCCGCTTGGCCTTCGTGATGGCTTTCAACTTCGCATTCACCAGGGCATCACCCTGGAGACCTTTGATGGACGTTGCGCCGAAGTCGATATCTTCACGGGCTGGCGCAGTGCCACTCATCCGCGCATAGGCCATGGCTTCGAAGACACCATCGCGCTCATTGGTCTCGAGCTTGTATATCGACACGCCATGCAGCTTGCGCAACTGCTCCGTGCAGTCCTTCCTGGCATACAGCACGAGCTTGCCGCTGAGGGTTATATATTCCAGAGGGCGCGTCAGCGGGTTCAAGCCGAGTGACCGGCAGATGGCGAGGTAATAGCTATTCCGCTCGTCGGCCTTGAGCAGCTTGAGGTCACCGGCGGCGATAACTCTTTCGATGATTGCGTCATCCATAGGGGCAGATCCGTTGATTTTCGTTGCGACTTCCATTATGTTCTCTCCGTTCAATCCAATTTGTATTTCACACTGTGATCAATTCCAGCCGGCACGCGCCGGCCTTCTTTTTGTCTAAAGGCGACGCACACCTGGCCGTTTTGGGATAGGCCCACTCTCAGCCTCACTCCGAGAGCGTGAACGTCGCCGCCCACGATCCATCTCGCATTTCCCGCAGAAGGTTCCAAAGTACTGCCCATCGATCCAGACCTCTCTGACTTCGATATAGACCCCACGAACGCCGCAGATCTCACAGCGCCTCACGAGGCTTTTCTGAGGTCGTGATTCTTCGGCCATATCGCCTCGTGCTTCATCGTCTTGTGCCATGCCTCGATGTCCTCGGGCAGGTAATAGACCATCCGCCCGTAGCGGTGATAATCGATCTTCCGAGCTCGCCGCAGACGCCCCACCGTTGAGGGACTGGCGCCTACCGCCTTCGCGAATTCGGCCTCTGTCATCTTCTGATTGTCCATGGCTCTCCATATGTCTGACAGTTTACGCCAATTGTCGGACACTAGCAAGGAATGGGGCAGTAAAAGAAAAATTAAAAGATCAGTTAGAAGTGTGAGTTGCGGGATTCCCGCTTGTCTGACTGGGGCAGCGGGCTACCTGGCATTGTAGGCGTAATGCCAAGGCCCGCTTTGATATAGTGGACGATCAGCCAGGAGACTGGCCGTTCCTGGACGGCTGCCACCCTCCTCAGCTGTTCGAGCAGTTCGGTATGAGTGCGAAAGCAGATCTTTTCGGTTCGCGGACTTCCCCGAGGCATCGTCGTGTACCTCCTTGTGCCCTGTCTGTATAACCGCGTGGGGTGAGTGTCATACACCATACGCCTTTCGAAAAATCCCTGTCAATAGGATTAATGTATTTTTCTACTTGCCAAATGTAATACATTGTCGCACACCGTGACACACTATCGTTGACCCCTTGAAAACTCACACTTGACAATCGAAGAGACATGACACGTAGAAAGCCCGCTAGAAAGCCGGTTAAATCAAAACCTCAAGGACCCAAATTCAGCATCCGCATCAGCAAGGAAGAGAGGGACGCCTATCTTGACCTCATCGCAGACGTTAAGCGCAGGCGTCCGTATGTCAGCGGATCGGATGTCATCCGTGAGCATATCGGTCTCACCTATACGGGTCTGATCACGGATGAGATGCGGCAGAAACTGCGTGAGCGGATCGAGCGCATCCGTGGCCGCCATGAAGAACCAGAGCCCGGCCCGCCCATCGACGAGCCGGGCGGATATCACAACAGACCCGATTCCGATAGTCCGCTTGAACTCACAGAGACGGATTACGAGTTCCCCAGGCTAATTAAATCAGGAGACTAATGCCCCGTAGCAAAATCAGCTCATCCTGCGTGTCCGTTCACAAGCTAGGTTATATCTACGCTCGAGTTTTTTATTACGACTCGGTCGGTAAGCGGTGCGAATGGCGGAAGCGCGCCGAGACCAGGACTGCCGCCAAGGAACTCGTCCGTGACTTCGAAGCTAGGCTCAAGAAGTCAGGCGTCGGCGCAGTTGAGATTTACACGCGCACCTTCGCCGAGGTCGCCGCTGAATACGATCGCGTGGAGCTGGTGCCGGTGGTTATCGTTGACGGTCACAAGGTCGGCGGTAAGAAGCAGCTCGAGACGCCCAAGGGAATCCTGAAGCGCGTACTGATCCCATATTTTGGTGATCGTCCAATTCAGTCGATAACCCGCCCTGATATCGAAGAATTCAGGCAGCATCGATATACGGTCCCGACCTGGCGGGAGCAGCAGCGGACGATTCGCACGGTCAATTACGAGCTCGCCGTCCTGCGCCAGGTCTTCTATTTCGCCGCATCGAAGCGATGGCTTGACGGCCCACCGCAGGAGATGTTCCGCAAGCTGATATCACCGGCACACGAAACAAAGCGTGACCGTCTCCTGACTGCAGACGAGCAGAAGAAGCTCATCGAGCACTGCCGCGGTCCACGCGAGCATCTGCGGCCGCTCATCATTGCCGCCCTGGATACCACTCTTCGAAAAGGCAACCTGATCCGCCTGACCTGGGCTGATGTAGATTTCAAAGATCGTGTTATCAGGATTAAAAAGACGTCTACCAAAACGGAGCAGGCGGTGACTATCGGGTTGACCAGGCGCCTCGAGGCCGAGCTGCATGAACTGTGGAAGCTCAGCGATAAGCAGCCTGACACCCGCGTCTTTGGAATTGATGGGGATTTCAAGCGCGCCTTTTCGAGCGCCTGCCGCCTGGCTGAGATCAGCGGCCTCAGGTTTCACGATCTAAGGGCCGGCGGCGCGACGGGTATGGTACAGGCAGGGCTGCCGGCTGAAATCGTCAGGAAGGTCACCGGACACGCCAATCCTGCCATCCTGATCGATCACTACATCCGCGCCGACATCATTGCCGCCCGCCATATCGCCGAGACAATGGACCGGATCCACGAGCAGGAAGAGCTCGTAATTGTCAAAAAGGACGAGCCCGAAGGATACCTCAATTAACCCACCTCAAAGTTTATCCGCAGAATTCTGCGGATAAAGCCCGGATAGCCACCCGAATTCATCCATTGGAATAGGAGCGACTGATACCTAGTCAGTCGCTCTTTTGCTGTAAATCTTTATCCGCAGATTATCCGCAAACGCATGGAATAATGAGCCACTGTGAGACATTATGAGCCACTTTGGGACGTTTCACGTGGAACGCAAATGGAGATTCTGGTAGGGTTAGCTACTGGGTGAGTTTGTCTGACACACTAGTCAAGTTGATTCGTAATCAGTAGGTCGATGGTTCGAACCCATTCACCGGCTTATACTTACGGGAACGATATCAGGTTTTATCCGCAGGATTATCCGCAAATTTCAGATTTTCATTCAGCGTGAGGCGGCAAATCGAGACGTATGGGCGGGGTCATAGGCTTCGGCAATTGCGTGATAATCACATTGGATGCGGGCGGGATCGCAGCGCCGCGTTTTCTGTCCAGCCGTTCAATGATCTGGGATAGCAGAGCTTCAATGTTGCGAAGGTGCTGATTGACTTCCCTGAAGCCGCTCCGCACGTCTGTAGCTGTCTCGTCAATCCTGATCTCGGTTTGTTGATTCATTCGGCCCTCTGCTAGAATACTGCCCGACCTGACTTGGTGTATCGCCTACAGGCAATAGACCGACGGAGCCGCTGGGTTGCGACCTCAGCGGCTTTCGCTTTCCTTCCACGCCCTTTCGCGGATATCCAACGCCCGGCAGGCTGGATTACCGGTCTCGATATGTTCCCACCAGATCAAGTCACCGTGACGCGAGCGCCTTACCGCGATTCCGCTGGCGCAAAAATCGCAAATATCCTTGCAGCATTGCTCACGCTCATCTGCCCTGATTTCAGCTTCAGCCGCCACATCTTCTGGATAGTCATCAGGGTTGATATGAAAATCCGGCCTCATATATTCATTTGCCATCGCCGTCTCCTTGTCTCGCCTGCGGCGTTATAGCACAAAAAGGGCCCGCCGAAGCGAGCCTTGCAATCGTGACGTATGTTCTACCGCTGATCATACCACCTCACCCGTCTCCATCGCCTGCCGTTCAATCTCCCGTGCGAGTTTGAATGCCGCAACCGCCTGCCAGTGCGCATCACGCTTCGGCTTTGAATCGGTCATCGAGTCAATCGCTGCCCTGGCCATATTCGAGAGCTCGATGTGGAAGGACTGCATCGACCACTTGCTATGGCACTCTGCAAAACGACGCGCGTTATCACTGAGATGATCGAAGACGGCATTACGAGGCATCGGCGTCCTCCTGCGATTGGAGGTCATTGTACTGGCACTGGTCGCACACTGCGTCATCAGCGTCATCAAGCGGTGCGCCACAGCGCCTGCATATCCGCTGCCCAGCTGCCGCCTCGCGCATCAACTCAGCTTCGCGAAGCCGCACCTGCCTGGCGGCCTCGCTCTCTATGAATTCGTCTCGTCTTCTCATCATCGCGTCACCTCTTCTATCTTCCTGTTGAACCCAAGCCGAGCAAAATTAAGTGCGGCCTTCAACTGCGCAATCTCCATCGACTGGTCATAGACCTTCTTGCGGAGTGCGGCAATCTCTTCATTCTTCTCACGGAGCATTTCTTCGACCCTGCGAGTGAGTTCACTGGTATTCATTAGTTCACCCCCACAGGCAGGCAGCGAGCGCAATGATTCGCGGTCTCATAGCCCATCTCATCTGAATAGTTTGCCACTGAAATGACTTCAACCGTGTACGCCCCGCACGACTCGCAGTGCCAGGCGCCGGCTGCATCGGCGATCTCGTCGATCGCCGAGTACATCCTGTCGATAAGGGCTTGCATCCGATCGGCAAGATCCTTGTAAGCCGCATCCATTGCGGCGGCAGCAGCCTGGCTTTTGGCGATGATCTCATCAACATCGCGGTTGATTTCGGGATTGACGACGGTGGGTGGTGCGAAGTAAGTTGACATTGTTGACTCCTTAAGGGGTAAACGGGGGCCTGGTTGCGTGAACTACTTAGCGGTTGAGCACGCTTCCGGGCCTTTTGATTTCAATCGCCAGCCAACTCCTGACTGACACCGAAACTATACTTGCCGACAAAGAATAATGCAAGGGTTTAATCCCTACTTGCAAAAATATATTTGATAAGGTAGGATGGCTGCCAATGGCGTATATCACCACGAAAGAGGCGGCTCAAAGGCTTGGCATTTCGCTGGCGCGAGTGCAGCAACTTATCCAAGCTGGCCGCCTGCCGGCTCGCAAGTTCGGACCTGTCCTGCAAATTCGCGAAGCCGATCTTGCCAAAGTCGAGCACCGCACAGCAGGGCGCCCACGGAAGGAAACCAACGGTAAATGACCCCAACGGCTCAAATCCTCTTTGCAGTCATCGGCACTGGAATCGCAATAATAACGCTCCTGGCTACGATCCTCGGTTTTATGTGGAAGTCAATTGATCAGCGATTCACCGGCGTCGATCGGCAATTCAAAGGCATTGATCAACGATTCACGGATCTGGAGAAACTCTTCGACGCTCGGCTGGAGACGATCCGCGTTGAGATCAACCAGCTAGCCCATCCACCGCTTGTGCGGCCTTAAAACAGGAAAAGAGAAAATGACAAAGCTTTGTACAGTGCGTCGAGCTGCCACGCCGCCCAGCTTTAAGCCCAATCGTCCGTGGGAGGGATCCTTTGATTTCATCATCAATCACAGGCCCCCTGGTGCCTGGTGGACTATCGCCACTGGCCATTATGAAATGCTTGGAGAGTGGCCATCGATAACCGGAAATGTGATTACGCTTTCGTGTGAGCCGGAGCGGCTGCAATTCATCACCGAACAGTTTATTAAATGGCTGGCGGTAGTCGATCAGGCGTACGAGGATTTTTGTGCCCATCCTGAGAAGCGCGATGCCTTCGAGCGCGAGCTTGATAAGGCCGTCAATAATCTCGTCATCCCCAATATCAACTAACAAAGGAACCGTAGAAATTGCTTTTTGAATTGATCAAACCCATCCTCAAGGTGACACCGACTCCGATGCCCTCACCGATCGATGCCGCAGTGGCCACAGGCGGAATATCCATCCTCATGGTCTTAATGATCATTAGCATCCTGATGTACTTCGTCCCGGCACTCGTTGGAATGCGCCATAAGCAGGCGGGCGCAATCTTCGTACTCAACCTGTTTCTCGGCTGGACATTCGTCGGCTGGGTCGTCGCCCTGGTATGGGCCTGCACCAGTAAGGATTAGCAAGCACCCCATTTAATCCCCATTTGAAAGGAAATCATTGAAACGTGGGAAGAGAGAATCCATTAAGTATTACACCACAGGGCGACGATCCGATCACTGTTAAGCGGGCCGTTCCGCTCGGTAGCTGGCCTCAGCCTTACAATCAGATTCGCGTTGCACAACCCAGCCCACAAGTGAGCATCATTCAACCGCCCCCCGTACGTCGGTCGAGCGGTTTCAATACGTTCGTTGTGACGTGTCTCATCGTGATTCCTGGAGTCATTATTTTGGGAATGGCCAGTTACGGCGACAAATCCGTAACCGGCACAGGGTCTAGCCCGACGCCAAGCCCCGTAGCATTTCTGAATGAAGTCAAGAAACATGATGCTGAGATGCTCGCCCGAAACAGTTTGGCGGATATCCAGGCGGACTACCAGAAATTTCTGGATGATCTTTTTCCTCAGATGAATTGGATCAAAGTGAAGTATGCGGGCTCGGGAAAGCGCCTACATCTATATGGCTACCACAACTATTTCAGCCATCTCACATTGAGTCTTGGTAGCGAAGGGCCGGCAATCAGTAGATGGGTCAGCCAGAATGAGACGCGCCTGAAAGCGGCCGGAATCAAACAAGTGGGAATTTACGGCCTGGGATATGCACCCTCAGGCAGCTATTTCACAGTCGATTAAGTGAAGAAGAAGCCCGCAGTCAGCAGTGCAAGCCCCGCCGCCGTGAGATTGATCCTCGGCGGTGAGGGCACGCTGAAAGCCGCAAGCACGAAGCAGATGAACGCCGCCAGGATGAACAGTAGATGCCAACTGAATGCCATATCGACCTCCTATTGACTCTTTAACGCCTTCACATCAGCAACAAACTCTCTGAACGCTCGATCTGAAAACGGCCATTCGTTGCGTTCAACCTTGCCGGCCAGATGCACGGCCTCTTCCGCTGTCAGCTCGAGTGAGCCATTAGCGGCTTCGATCTTCTCAGCAAGCGCTTCCGCCTCATCCATGTCCAGCTCTGAGAATCCACGCTTGGGAACGCCCTGTGCATCGAGCGGTACTACGCTCCTGACAAGTTCGGCGAGTGCCTGCTTGTAATCCAGCAGCTTGCCGTTGCGCAGCATCAATATCTTCATTTCCAAAGTCACCATAGGTCTCCTAAACAATCAGGTTCGCAAGCCACCATTGTTGGGTGTTGTAGTAGTCGCCGGTGACGATGGCATCACGGGCATTATTCGTGTTGGGCCGCAGTATCCAGCCGCTCGTCGTTCCCACACCCGTCTCGTTGATATCGTTCCCGGCCTGGCACTTGACAGTCACGGTTTGCGTGCTTGTACGCCTATTGCATATCAGCCGCCATCGGATGCCCGCATTCAGGGCCGTTAACAGCGGGAGCGTGACGGTGAATGAGCCGTTGAGCGTGTCGAGGATCAGGATGTGGTAGCCATAGTAATTAGTGAGATCGACGTTTGTGCCGCCCGCCGGCTGAATGAGTGCAACGGCATTTCGAATGCCGCCTTCTGACCAGATCGAGCCTGCCGCAGTGATAGCAAGTTTAGTGGTGAAGTTGTTCTGAACGACCAGCAGACTGCTAGTCAGCGTAAATGCCGAATTGATGACGATCGGCGGCACATCGTTGATTTCCTGAAAGATGATGACGCCCGATGAATCAGTGCCGGAGATCGTCGTGAACGCAGGTGCGCTACCTGAGCGCCGATTGCCTCTGATTTCAATGCCGTGATAGCTATACAACTGCAAGCGCTGCCCGTTGCCTGTCTGGGTCGCGGTGCCTACACCGTTATGCCACCAGCGATTCACCTCTCCGACTGCCGCGTCCTGCCATCCTGCCGATGCGACAGCCCCGCCTGTACCAAGCACTGACGACATATTCACCGCGCGACAATAGAATGTCGCAAAGCGGTTCGACGTCGTGCCCATATTCGTGAAGCCGTCTGAGTGCCCAAGCAGAAAGCCCGCATGAAAGATGAGACTACCGCTCGGCCTCGTGCCGGTATTCTCGATGTCTGAATCCGTCAGCGTGCCGGGAATCGACGCCGACGACCATCGCGCCAGATAGTTGACGGTGCCATTGCCGCCAACGCCTGAGCCGCTGCCGCCCGTCTGCCATGCCATCGTGACGGTTGAACCTGCGATTGATGAGACGCCAAGCACCTGAGTTGCCGCCGGTGTATTGGCAGGCCATACATAGACAAGTGATGCAGCTGGCGTTGTGGCACATACAAACTTGGTTGTATTACCCGAACTCTGCGAGCACAGCTCGAGCCATCCGGTATAGGCGTTTGGGTTGCCGATGCGAAACTGCGCGTCAAGCGTAAAGTAGCCAACCGAGAAGACGCCGCCGCTATCCTTCCATTCCTGGATATGCACTGAGCCTGACGCGCCCTGTCCCTGCACTGTCAGCACCGGCTGAGAGACGCCCGTGCCCTGCATGATCGCACCGGCGAAGAACGTCTTCAGGCCGCCGAAGTTCTGAGCGACCGTTGAAACAATGCCTTCAGTAGTCTGCGTCGCTGCATTCAGCGTGACTTGAGTATTCCCGGCAACATCAGCCGCAGTGATTCCCTGGCCAACAAAATTGAGATTGCCGCGCTGAATAAGTGCGCCGCCTTCTTCCATGATCGTGTGGCCGGTTGACGCTGTTGACCATGCCAGAGTGACGATCCCTGCACTTGCGGCGGCAACCGATAAGACGTTGCCTGCCGTTGGAAAGGCGGCAGGGAAGCGGAGCGTCTGCGCAGCGGTGGGCGTCACTGCTGCTGCGAGCTTGACGGTGGATGCGCCGCCACCGGATGCAAGCTCCAGGAAGCCGTCAATTACACTTGGCGCGCCAAGGCGCAGTATTGGTTGAGTATCGAGCCAGGCGATTACAGATCCGCCGCTTGATATCCGCCATTCCTGAATATGAGTGCCTGAGACTGCACCGCTCGGGAGCTGCGCAACCAGGCCGTCACCGAATGTCTTGGTACCCGCGAAGCTCTGCGCAGCTGTTGAGACGGTGCCTTCCTGCGTCGGCGTTGCGGCAACAACGAAGACATCGGTGCGTGGATTTCCTGCTATCGGGTTATCGACCGCTCGAATGCCTGAGCCGGTGAAGTTCAGCACAGGCTCAGCGGCAAGCGCTACGGTCTCATCCTGGATGATGTGACCTGATGAGCTGCCCGTTGTGATCGGTGAGTAGACGCCTGCCTTACCGACATTCAAAACGCCTGCGATATTGACGAGCGAGATCATCGACGTGACCTGCCCGGCAGTCGGCGGCGCGGGATAGGTGGTTGACGAGATCGGCAGCATCTCAAGCGGTGCTCTCATCCTGCCGCCAAAATCATGGACGGCCCGCTCGTATGCGCCGAAGACGTGCTTGCCCGCTGCAAGCCTGAAATTGGTGAACCTGATCTTGACGTTGTTGGTGCCGGGCGTGACGTTGATCTGCACATCAATCGTGCGCGAAGTGCCTGAACCCAGGAAGCATCTGATCTGATTGCGCTGCCAGATGCCGGTAACGACGCTAAATCGCCTCGTTGAGAACTGGCAGACCTCATCTATGCCGCTTGAGGGATGCAGGCGTACTTCGGTGTAATAGCCAGTCGTTTCGACGCCGTTCTGCGATTCGAGATACCAGTCAAAGCCAAGCGTGTAGAGTCCCGGCAATGCCGTGTCGGGTATTGCAACTGCCTGATGGAGGATGATCGATGGCGCCGTCGATGCGGCAATGGCCGTTGCATCGACGCGAATATATGAACCCTCTCGTGTCAACGATGAGTAGGGATTTGACCACCAGGTCGGATTGATTGACGTCCAGCCTTCGAAGTTGCCGCTTACAACATCGAGGAATCTGCCATTGATCATCAGATCGCGCCCGAAGAGCGAATCGTACAAGTACTCATTGCCTGCCGTCTGGTTGGTGCGCGGATCGGCTGCCTGGTAGAGCCGCACGCCCGAGCCAATCTTCAGCTTGTCCCACGAGTTGTCCTGCTGCCAGAGATTGATGTAGCCCGTCACTAGGCTGTTATCGATCTCGATTTCCGATGAGCTCGAGTCGATGACGAATTGCGGACGGTCATTGAAGTAGCACTGCGCAACCCTGATGCAATGGCAGTTGATAAGCTGGAAGTCTGCGCTGTGGGCGTTGTCGAAGTTCGGCGGCCCGGCTGATGTGCCGCCCCAGTTCTCGATCGTCATGGCAATGCAGTTTTCCATCCTGATTGCTGCACCGCCTGGCCCCGCATTGTCCTCTTCATGAATGCCTATAAAGCGGCAGTTGGCCGAGTTGTACGCCTTGATGGCGTTGACATCGCTGGCAACATTCGTTGCTCCTGAGCCGGCATCGGCGAAGTTGCCCTGGATGGTCGAGCCATCAACCACCGTGTCATTGGCGCGATTGAGCAGGATCGAAGCGACATTGACCGGGAAGAGCTCTACGGTGTTCGTCGTGGTGGCCTGCGCCTGGTGCGCAAGTGTCACGCTCGTGCTGGAATTGAAGGTATCGATGAAGCTGTAGAGGTCGCCGCCAATTGTTGCCGCACCGTGAACGATAACGAACTTGCCACGGTCATTTATGGTAAATCCTGAGCCTGAAAGCGTGCGCGAGCCTGACGTCATCGAGCCTGAGAAGGTGCGCTTCGCATCAGATGGCCCTGCCGATATCGCCTGATCGAATGTTGTATCCGTAATCGTATTGGCGTTCGGCTGCTTATTCGGTGAGATGGTATCCGGACCGACGAAGGCAACGTGGCCTGACTTGTTCTCACGGAAGATGCACTGCGAGATCCAGGAGACCTCGAGGTTATCCGACCACAAGCCAAAGCGGCCCCATCCTATGACGCGGCACCGCTGCATGACGAAGTTATCGTAAATCCCTGTGTAGCCGGGCGAGGTCCAGCGAATGCCGATGCCGCGGCTCGCCGCATCAATGGTGCCCGATGTATTGCCTATGGTTCCTGTCGCGACTGTGAGATCACAGAAGACAACCGAGTCAATGCGGAGATCACTTGTCGGGATGAACCCATCGCCGCCATGCTGAAAAACAAACTGCGACTGATCCCATCCAGAGCCGTGAATGATGATGCTGAAGCCTTCTGAAGTCGTCGGCATCGTGATCGAAGACGTCAGCCGGTAATAGCCTGGCGGCATGGCAAGGTCGCCCTTGGCATTGAGCCACGCCTGGACAGCGGCAGTGTCATCCGCCTGGACGACTGGGTAGCTGCCTGTCGTGAATGGCCCTGCGTTGAGCGTGATTGTCTTGCCATCGGCGGATACTGCAAGGCATGTGGTGATGAGCGGTGCACCTGAGACGCCGGCGCCAGCGACATAGATGCCCTGTCCTGGCTGAAGCTCAAGGGTCGTGGCAAGGATGATATCTGAGCCGGTGCTGGACGTTGCAGTCGTGACGGCAATCTGACCCGAAGCGTTGAAGTCCGTCTTGAGGTTTAACTGCCCGGTAGGTACGCCAAAGGTAGTCAGGTCGCTCTCACCGAATACAGCATCATCCTTGACCTGGAATGACTGCAGCAGGTTGAGAATCGGCCGTGGCGTCGGTGTCGTGCCGTAGCTGTAGCCGTGATTTACCCTAAGTCCCTGATAGAAATTGCTTGTGCCGCCGCCCGTGCCAACACCGAGAGCGCTGATGGTGTGGGGCGTTGCATCACCCGGCCCGGCCATGAATCCCTGTCCGCGACCGCCCCGAGGCACACAGCGAAGGACGATATCCGCATCCGCCGGTATGGGCAGCAGCACCTTCTGCGGCGCGCCAATCGTGAAGGTGCCAAGTAGCTGCGAGCGCTGCACAGGATCACCGGAATAATGCCAATAAACATCGGCGTTGTGCGTCATCCCGGTGCTGCTTGGATTGATTATGTCGGCCATCGCTTATCTCGGAATCGTTACCAACGTGAAATGCAGGATGCCTGGTTCGGTCGCAATAGCCGTCGGCTGCACGTCTTCAGGCGCCGATAGCACGGCCCCGCCATCATTCACAACTGCCGGTGCCGGCGGATAGTTCGTGTTATTGGCGATGTACTGGCGCGGGAAGAGCTGCGCTTCGATGTCCATCTTCAGATCGGCCTTGCGCGTCAGCTTGAGAATCCTGAAATACTCGTAAGGATAGCCGGGCGCTTCCTGGAATCGATTCACCGTCTGCGAGACCACGCGGATAATCGAATAGGGATGCAGGCCCAACACATCAGAGAGCAGCGACCAGGTTGTGAACTTGATCTTGAAGTTATTGACAATGCCGCCCTGCTCGAACGGCCCAAGGTCTAATATCCTCTTCGCCATCCGGTAAGCCTCGGACATATACATCGTGCCGACGGCGTTGTACTCCTTGGTCACCGGCCTTGAGGTGTTATCGCCCGCCGCGACGCCTGCCTTCATCTGCTGAATCTCGTCATTGAGGACCAGCGGCCTCGATTGGTTGTCATACTTCGTATCATCAAAGTTGATTTTGATTTGGTTGGGGATCTTCGAATCAGACTCGCGTGAATACTTCAGGGTCGATTGATTGTTCTCGAAGATGATATTGCGAACCGTGCCGTCACTGCCCTGGTCAGAGAAGACTGGGGCACCAGTTGGCGTTGTAACCTCGAGCGGCTCGATCCTGATCTTGCTTTGATGGTAGTAAGGCAGCGTGAACATGCCCGCGAGGCAGATGTCATTCAGGTGATCACTCCATTTGCCCTCAGTGATATCGGCGTTGAAGGTGGTGCGCGGGATTGAAACCGTTCCGCCAGTCTCATCTATCGAGCTGACGAAGGTATTGCAGTAGGTAGCAAGATCAATCCAGTCCTGAATCACAAAGCGCGAGATATCAATACCAAGCCCATAGCGTTTGTTTGTATACAAGTCGAGCAGGCACCACGCCCTGTTGGTTGTGTACATGCGATCTACGAGGTCTGGCGACGTCGTTGCGGTTGCGTAGACCGCAACGTCCTTCTTGCCTTTGATGATCGCATTGCATTGGAGACTATCAGTGTTGAAGTCGCGAAAATCGCCACGCCCATAATCAATGCGCATGACCGAAGTATTCGGATAGTTCAAGACATTAGTTGTGAAGGTTGTGGCGCTCTGCCGTGGGATTCCCCAGATGCCCGCGTAATCTGAGTGCATATTGGTTTGCTGTATATTGTTGATTGTGAATCCCGAGAACTTGGTTGTCATTGTAACAGCCGGACCGGCAACGTAAGGCGAACCTGGTCCTTCCGACGCCCATGAGTCAGAAGATGCCGCCGCCCCCACAATCGGCCCTTCGCATACAGCCCACAACGTTCTCAGGAATCCATTATTCCCACTGTCGGAATAAGGCTCAGTGACGTAGGCGAGCAGAACCAGATTCCTGATCCATCTGTAGCCGTAGACGACGCGCAGTGGCGTGCGCAGGATGCTCTCA